CCTAAGTCTCCGCCCAAGTCGCCACCTAAGTCTCCGCCTAAGTCTCCGCCTAAGTCGGCACCTCCGCCTCCGCCACCTGCTTCAAGTTCGGCGGCGACTGCTTCAAGTTCAGCGTCTAGTTTTCTGTCGTAGAACATCTCTCTTTGGTTGCGTAGGAACTCTTCCTCTGAGAGGTTGAAGATATTGTCGGCAACCCAGCGGCGAGAGAAGAAACCTTCTGTTGCTGCTGCTGCGATATCAAACTTAGTGTTCCAGTGTTCTAGTTCTTGGAGTTCTGCCGTCTTTGACGGGTTGTTCAAGGACAACTTGAAGTTTATCAAGTCAGCACCTTTATATCCGAGAGTATAAAGATGAACGATGCCTATCTTCTCAAGTTCTGAGACGATGGAACGCTGTAGTCTTTGAATGGTTCTGGAGAATCTGATGTCTTTCTGTGCGAGCGTTGTCTTATCTTCGTCTCCGCCCTCGCCTTGAGTTAGGTAAGATGCTGGTATTTTTAGTGCCGAGAATAGTTTATCTCTCAGATATTTTACATCATCAATGTCGCCAGTGTTGGAACCACCACTTAGGGGTTCTATCTTGGAGGATACTCCGCCACGGACTGGAATGAAATAGTCTTCTTCTGTGGACATCGGGTTGTATCTCAAGTCAACACGTCCAGTAGTAGAGTCAACAACTTGGTTGCGCTTCATCTGCGTCATTACTTTCTGCATGTATTGTTCTACATCTGATGGAGATACGTTTCCGACATCAATATAGAATACACGGCGCTCTGGTGCTCTTACAATACGATACGCCATCATAGCATCCTCAAGGAGGATGAGTTGGCGGAATATGCGGCGAGATGGTTCGAGGACGGAAGTTCCGTATGGGGCATACTTGTCGTTGCCGAGGATACGGAAGTGTCCTATCTGCCAGTTCTCAAATGTTAGTCCGCCCGAGTTCCACTGGAACTGGACATATTTCGGGTTTGTCTTGTCTTCGCCTTCTAGTCGCTCTATCTCGTGAGTTGGTAGTCCGACGACTGACTGGATGCCGAGGCGTTCGTCAATATCTAGGTATAGGAAAAAGTCTCCATACTTACACATCGTGCGACTCCAACCGAAAAGGTTGTGCTCGATGTTCAGAACGGTATGATAAAGTTCGCTTAGAACAGACTTTATCTCTTCGTTTGAGCACTTGATGGATAGAAGTGGAGATAAGTCTGAGGATGTTGTCATCTCGTCAGCATAAATATCCATTGCTGATGCTATTTCTGGGGTGTACTCCATTTGTTCAAAGTCTTGATAGCGCTCGGCACGCATTTGGTTCGCCATAATAGCGGTGCTGAGTTGCTCAAATGGGTTGTAGTTTGCCTTCTTGAAGTTTAGTCCAGATGCGGACTGGAACTTAAACTTGTCTAGCTTAACTCTTGATAGTTTTCTGCTCGTCTGAGTTCGATAGTTTACTAACGGACCAGAGAGAAGGCGAGTCAATTGCTTGAATAAAGCTGATTGATTGTCATTTGGATTATTTTTATTCTTTGCCATGTTGTGTTATCCCTTGTAAAGCCATCCGAAGTGTTGCGCTAGTTCTACTGCCTGACGCTCCTCCGGATCCATATTACTTGCTTCCTTGCGGTAGCCTTCCTGTCCCTTTATCTGATTATTTATTCTTGTAGTTGCTACAAACATTGAATTGACGAATGCTTCTCGATATTGTTGTTCTATTTTGCCTGCTTCAAAAGCGACATCTCGAACATAACATCCAATAGCGAGAGCCATTGTTAAGTCATCGTTGTATCCTCTCATTGCTTCTGGACGTCCATTGTTCCAAATAAATGTCCTTAGCTCGTTTATTACTCGCTGTGAGCGAATAGTAATTAGGTTGTTGCGGATAAACTCTTCCAACTTTGCTATGATAATAGGGCGAGTTTTCGATGTTGTCGAAAACCCTAAAACCGTGTTGGACATATTTTCCGCTTGAACCTGTGGAACATACTCATGAGTTGACTTCATTGAGTAGTATATATTATTATAACACATTTCTTTCAACTTTGTAAGAACTGTATATCCAACTGAGTTATTTTCTACAACAAGCATCGCATTATTGTAGTCCTTTCCAGTGCCGATTAACATCTCTGAATAAACGTCTAGCATTGGCTTGCCTTGATACTCGGCAACAATTTCCATAGTCTCTAACTTGATGACATGGAATGCTGAGTTGTCCTTTCCGTCGCCTCTTGATACATCGGCAGATATTAGGTAGTTGTTTTCCTGTTGAGGCTTTTCCCAAATCCAGATGTTTCTATCAAACCCGACTCTGTATTCAGGTTCCGTCATTTCGCTTTCTAGTCTTGAGATTTCATCTCCGTGAATGACTGTTTCGCCAGACATGTTGAATGAGCACTCCAACTCCTGTGCGATTGCTCGGCGGGACATGTTCTTTGTTTCTTTATCAAACCACTTCTGATCTCTGTCGGGATGAACATCCCACAGGAGAGTAGTCATATAGAAGTCGTTTTCTTCTGCTTGCGCATTCACGCACGCCTTGTGGAACCAGTTTCCGACGCCGTTGGGCGATGAGAGTGCGATACAGCGTCCACCTGTTGATAGTGTGGAGTATAGTGCTGTCCAGATTTC